TGCAAAATTTCTATCTGAGATCTTAAAAAATACTCATAATTCATTAAAGATTGAAAATGAGTATGAAAAAATATTTAAAAAGTTGGAAAATAAATGATTTTACTTTTTGTAATCTGCGCTACAATTTTTATTTTACTATCAGCCTTAATAGTTTCATTGTACTATAATTACAAGCACGGAATAATGCTGTTAAATATAGAAGATACACTAGAAGAATGTCTTGATACGATAGATTCTAGATATGAAAGTATGTCTGAGATTTTATCACGTCCGTTATTCTTTGATAGCCCTGAAGTTAGAAAAGTGGTTGAAGACATACGTGCTACACGTAATTCGCTACATCAAATCGCTTACGTTTTAAACACAAATTTCAAAGAGGAGCTCGAATCAAACAATGACGATGGTAATAGGAAAAAAGAAAATTAAAAAAAGACCCGGAACGAATAACGAATATTTTACAGAAACAACACAAACGTCAATAAAATTCTTTCAAGATAATGAATCATCTAGAAAAAGAGATAGATTATTTGAAGTAGAAATTTTGCCTGCATTAACAAAAATGGCAGAATATTGGGTGTATGTATACGGTCTGGAATCACCCCTTCAATCCAAAGAAGAGCTAGTTCAATCATGTGTTGGATTTTTATTTGATTCTATTCACAAATGGGATTCTGAAAGAGCAACAAAAGCATTTAGCTATTTTAATGTTGTGGCAAGAAATTGGCTAATCAATGCAGTAAATACTCATAAAAAGAAAAGCATGAGAGATTTAAGTATTGATAATGCAGATCTTGAACTTGTAATTCATGGAAAAGACATAAATGAAAGTCTTGTGTCTCAATCTCCGGAATCAGAAATAATCAATTTAGAATTTATTAAAGAAATAAGAACCAGAATATCAAAAATTAAAAATGGTCTTGATGATGAAAGAGATTTATCTGTAATGGAAGCAATCGAAAAAGTTTTTGATTCATCCGAGAGTCTTGATTTTATGACTAGAAGTGCTTTGTTTATTTATATTAGAGAGCTGTGCGGATATGATAAAAGAACAATATCTAGATCAATGTCAAAAATAAGAAAAGTATACAAAAATATTTGTGAAGTAGAGAAGAAAAATGAAAAATTCAAAGAAGACAGACTTGTTTCAAGACATAGACAATAAGCTAAAAAAAGTAGAAAATGAATCAAAAAGTTTTTATGATTTTGAGTATGCTATTGACAATATAAAGGGTCTTGATATTAAAAAGAAAATATTGTGGAAGCAGATTTATAGAAATGCTGTCGAAGATAGATCATATTCATTAACACTTTTTACAGAAGCATTTCAGACAATGTCAAAAGGTAGCACTGATCATATTGCACTTAGCTCAACATTGACAAAATATCTTGAAAAAATGTCAAAAGCAAATCAACAATTGATAGAATTAAGCACATTAATCTCTAAAGATGACGAAGAGAATGTTGAGCTAGATAGAGAGAAATTGTTTAATGAAATAGAGGACAATGATGAGTAATGCTGTAAGTCAAGCACTTTTCGGATCATCATCTGGAAAAACACAAGAACAAAAAGTTTTTGAATCCTTATCGGGCGCAAGAATTATTGATAGAGCTGTTGTAATACACACATTATGTGATCCTTCTCTTAGAGATGCTATAATAGATAAGCAAATAATAAGTTCTTTAAAAAATAAAGATGATTATTTGATTGCGCCAAGAAATTCTGTTATTTGCAGACTTACCACAAATAACAGAGGAAAAATAGATAATTCTGATTACGTTTGTTTTCCATTTTTTTCATCCCATTTTATGATGCCCGTGAAAGCGGGAGAGCAAATATGGGTAATTTTTGAGCAGCCCGACATTCTTACAGAACGCCCATACTGGATGTCAAGAATATCAGGACCAATTAGTGTTGAGGATGCAAATTTTACCCATCTTGATAGAAGATTTCAGACTTCTAAATCAAAAGATGATGATCAGACTGACGATGGAAGTGGTAATTTTAGCAATCCACGAAAATTGCAATTTCAAAATGGTAATCCCGATTTGCCAGAATTATCAACATTATCGGGTGGACAAGATTCTTTTTTGAACATAATAAAAAATTCAAAAGAAACAAAAATGTCATCTTTTGAACCAGTTCCAAGAGTAACTAAACGTCCGGGCGACCTTGTTTTGCAAGGATCTAACAATACGATGATAATGCTAGGTTCAGCGGGAGGTTGGGATGAAAATAGAAGACCTGACACGTCGCAAAAAAATAGCATTATGTCAGTTATTCCTCCAGAATCTGGTGCAATTGATATCGTTTCTGGAAGAGGAATGATCTATCAATCTTTGGATAAAGAAAAGAAAAAAACAAAAAAATCATCAACCAAGAATTCAACTAGACCAATAATTGAAGAAAATGTTTTGGGATATGAAACAGATAAAAATGTTGCAACACAACAAACAGAAAGTGAATCAGAAAAATTAGGAAATAATAAGACAAATCCTCAAGAAGGAGATGCTGACTTTTTATTAGATGCATCAAGAATATATTTATCAACAAATGATAAAATTGATGAATTATTTTCATCAGGAAAATCAAGCGTAGCCAAAAGATTTGATAAAAAAATTGAAGACAAAACAGGACCTTCAGTTGTAGTAAAGTCAGATCACATAAGAATTATTGCTAGAAAACAAAGCATAAAAAAATCAGAACAAAAAGAACCTGATGATATCAATAACAAAAAATCAAACGGAACAATTAGAATTATTAAAGAAGGAAACCCAAATGAAGATTTGGGATCTATTATCATAGAAGACGACGGAACAATTCACATAAGTGGAAATAAAATATTTTTTGGAAGAACGTCAGATGATGGAGGGGAGACTTCGGGTGATGGTGATTCTCCGGGTAAATCACAACCGTTCGTAAAATACAAACAGCTAGAAACTCTTTTATTAAACACTTTTGATGATCTTTCTAAATTCGTTCAAAAACTCCAAGTAAATTTTAGCAGCAATACATCACCCGGTTTTGGAGCACCAAATCCTGCTTTAATAAAATCGTCTGTAGATGAATGTGTTGTTTTCTTACAGTCAATTGAAGAAAGAAAAAAAGAAATAAAAAATATAAAATCAAAAAGAATTTTTGGAGAGTAATATGTCATTAGAAATAGCAAAATCAAAACTTGAAAAATCTATTTTAGATGCATTTGAAAAAGCACTTACAACGGGAAAAAATGCAAAAGAAAATGATAATAGTTCAAAAATTAGAAAAGATCTAGCAATAGATCTAGCCAAATCTATACATGAATATGTAATATCAGCCGATGTAAATATTACAACTATATCGTCTATAGTTCCTCCCGGAGTTGTGGTATCTGCACCTCCACCAGCAGGAGCTGGAGCAACAATATCACCAGGAAAGGCAGAACATACGGGATTTGGTAAATTACAGTAAAGTGTTATTTGACATATTTATAACTTGAGGTTTTCATGTCTAATAATGCAAAAACTTATAGCTTTAAGTCCGTAGGTCAGTTACAAAATGACTTTATCCAACAATCATTAGACACATTAAAAACAATTCCCATAGGTTTAAAAACACCACTAACATTGTCAAATTCTAGTGGAAATCTTTTTGATATGACATATAATGTTGCTGATCAAATTAGAGATAATTTAAAAAATTTGATTTTGACAAATAGTGGTGAAAGATTAATGCTATCTGATTTTGGAGCAAATCTTAGACCACTTGCTACGGAATTTTCAAATGAAGATATTGTAACAGAAGCAATAAGAAGAATTCAAAAAACAACATCAAAATATATGCCGTATGTTGAACTTGATACATTTGAGAATTCTATTCTCCCTACCAAGAACGGAAACACGATAGGTGTGTCAATAAAGGTAGGTTATTCCGTGCCATCAGCAGGAATAATTAATCAATTAGTTGAAGCTATTATTTATGTAGTAGGATAATATGTCAAATAATACAATAAAAAACAAAATTAGACGTGAACAAAATAGAACTTTTACTGCAAGAGATTTTGAATCTTTTAGACAGCAAATGTTAGGAACAGCAAGAGTGTATTTTTCAGAAAAAATTCAAGATTTTTCTGAAGCTTCTGTTGGAGGCATGTTTTTAGATTTTGCTGCAACAGTAGGTGACTCTTTGTCGTATTATTTGGATCATTCATTTAAAGAATTAGATCCAACTCAGGCTGTTGAATCTGAAAATATTATTACTCATTTGAGAAATGCAGGTGTTGATATTACAGGCGCGTCACCAGCTAGTGCAACTATTAAATTCTCTTTTATAGTTTCTTCTGAACTAATAAATGGCACATATTTCCCAAAATTATCTGCAATGCCAGTCATTTTAGCAGGAACTTCTGTTACATCCTTGTCAGGAATTACATTTACTACCACAGATGATCTTGATTTTTCTTTAAAAGATCAAGATAATAATTTTATTGCAGATTTTGTTGTTGATTCTACAGATTCATTAGGCGCACCATTAACATTTAAAGTCAGCAATACTATAGGCGTTGTTTCTGGAAAAGAATCTACTCAGACATTTTCAATAGACGACACATTCGTTCCATTTAGAGAAATAGTTCTTTTAGATACAAATATTAGTGCAATTTTAAATGTGTCCGATGCAGATGGAAATGTATATCACGAAGTATCATCTTTGAGTGATGATACAGTTTTTCAAAAAATAAAAAATGTAGGATCTGATTTTAGTCAAGTTCCATATTACATTAGAGTTGTATCTGCGCCATATAGATTTGTAAGAATCTACAATCCTGTTACACAACAAACTACGTTAAGATTTGGTTCGGGAAATGCATCATCACTTGATGATGATATAATTCCGGATCCTAGCGATTTATCATTACCTTTATATGGACGTCCAATAATTCCAAAATTTTCTATTGATCCATCTTCATTATTACAAACTAGCACATTAGGAATTTCCCCTAGAGGAACAACAATATCAGTATCTTATAGATATGGCGGGGGACTTACACATAACGTTCCTGAAAAAGATATTAATAACTTGGGAACATTATCGATACAGTTTAGAAATAGTCCCGTTGCAGCCGACGCTTTACAAGTTAGAAAAACAATTAGGGTTATAAACGAAAGCAGTGCATCAGGAGGTGACTCTGCTCCGTCTCTTGATGAATTAAGAACAAAAATATCATCTGCGAAAAAATCACAATCAAGAATTGTAACGAGAGAAGATTTGCTTGCAAGAGTTTATTCTTTACCAAATGAGTTTGGAAGAATTTTTAGAGCTGGAATTTCTGACAATCCTGCGAACCCTATGTCGCCAATTTTATATGTATTGTCAAAAGACATTAACGGAAATTTGACAACAACACCTGATACATTAAAAAAGAATTTAGGAACGTATTTGAATGAATTTAGATTGGTAGGTGATGCAATTGATATTTTAGATGGTAAGATTGTTAATTTTGGTATAAAATATAGTGTGTATGTATCGGGAACCAACAAACAACAAATATTGACTAATATCAATAGAAAATTAGCAAACGCAATGGATAAAAAATATTTCAACATAGATCAACCCATTGTTATCGATGATATCACTAATGTGATAATTAATAGTGATTTCGTAGTATCTATTATTGATTTACAAATATTTCCAAGATTCGGTGTCATCGATGATAAAAAATATAGTAATTCAACATTTGATTTTAAACAATCGTCAGTTAGAGGTTTGGTTAGAGGAGACAGAGGATCAATTTTTGAACTAAAGTTTCCCGATGTTGATATATTGGGAAGCGCATTTTGAGGTATTTTAAATGATTTTAGTAGCAACTGCAAGTTCTGATACATATATTACTAACAAAATTGTAAATAATTCCATTGTTGTTTCTGACGCAAATGTGGGAAGAGCTGCTACTCTTGATTTATTCAAGCTTTACAATGAAACTAATCTTAATGGCACTGCTAGTCAGATAGAAATATCAAGAATTTTAATTAAATTTGATTTGCAATCCATTACAGATAATTTGTCTACAATAAATTTAAATTCATCATCTTTTAAAGCCACATTGAAGTTATATGATATAATTGCAGGAAATCCTATGCCTGCAAATTTCAACGTTATCATATACCCATTATCCCAATCATTTGACGAAGGTGTGGGTAGAGATACAATCTCCTTTAACGATATTGATGTTGCAAATTTCGTAACTGCATCATATACATCACAAAGTAATTTATGGTTTGCATCTGGCGCAAATAGTCTGGGTCTTCTAGGATCAAACAATATTGACTGCATTTCATCAGGAAATTTAGGATCGGGCGTAGTCGACCTATTTGCAACACAAAATTTTTTTAAGGGAACAGAAGATCTATCAATAGACGTCACAAGAATCGTATCAGCGACTATTTCAAATAAAATTCCTGACAAGGGTCTTAGAATTTCTTTTACAACATCAGAAGAAACTGATATGAAAACGAGATTTGTTAAAAGATTTGCTTCTAGACACGTATCAAATCCTCTTCTTAGACCGAAAATACTCATTCAGTATGATGACTCTATAAAAGATAGTTCAAAATTTTTCACTTTTGATTCGTCTGGAACTTTATTTTTACAAACATTTCAAGGAAGCGCTCCTGCAAATATTGTTAGCGGAAGCTCTTTAACACCTGTTACGGGTTTAAATAGTCTTATTTTGACTTTAAATACGGGAACTTATAACTTTGTTGTTACAGGATCACAACATTCAGCAGGAACATCTGCGTCTTTTGTTACAGGAGTATATTCAGCATCTTTTGCATTACCTTCAAACTTAACTAATACAACATTTTCTGGATCAGACACTCTTGCAAATGTTATTGCGGCATCAGGAAGCGTTAATTTCACAACTTACTGGAAATCTCTTGATGGAACATTCGGATATCACACAGGATCATTAACAATTACAAGACCTACCAGCATTCAAGCTAATTTTACATCAAGAAATCCACTTTTAAAAGTAACAAATGCAAATCCATTTTACACTGTTAAAGACAAAGTAAGATTTAGAATTTTTGGTGTAGATCTCAATAGACAATTTTCTCAACCCGTAAAAAGACCAAGAAGATTAGATTCAATAATATATGATAAAGTTTATTATCAAGTAATTGATAGAAGCACAGGAAATGTAATCATTCCATATGACACAGTAAACAATTCTACATTGCTATCAATAGATTCTCAAGGAATGTTTTTTGATTTTTATATGCAAGCATTAGTTCCTGGAAGATCATACGGATTCCAATTTTTCATCGTAGATAGAGGTCAATCTTATTTATCAAAAGAAGATGACACACATTTTGATGTGAGGCCATAATGTCAAGAGAAGAAAATTCATTGAATTCTATTTTATTTAGGCCGGGAATAACTAGAAACAAAAAAGATTCTGTTCCAGTTAGAGAACTTACAATTTTTGATTCTGAGTCATCAAAGTCATCAATAACAGGTTCCTTTAGATTTGACTCTCCGGGATCACCCATAAAGAGTACACAACAATTAAATGTTGATTTTTCAAAATTTGAAAATCACACGTTTTTTGGATCAGCTCAGGCAAAAGTTCAAAAATCATTTGATAAAATTATAAATGGATATCCATTTGATGGATCTAAATTTGAAGTAGATGAATTTCGTGACAGCTTGTCAGGATTTGAAAAATATGTTTTAGATGAATTTCCAAAGTCTGTGGGTTATTTGCATTTTAGCGGATCATCAGGAACATCTTCAACAGATGGAACATATATTTCTGTAAAAGACTTCAATGGATCTTTTTCTCCAACGCTTTCTAAAAATCCAAAAGGAGATTCGGTTTTGAATTTTGGAACAGGTCCGTTTACAGCTGAATTTTTCATAAACGTTCCGAGCGGAACAAATAATGAAAATTCAATAATTTTGCAAAAAGCAAACGGAAATGAGGGTTTAACAATTTGTCTTAGTAGCTCTTACACCATGACAAGCCCGCTAGGCCAAGTGTCACTTTTAACGATACTTTCATCGGGATCTCAGTCTCTGACGTCCTCAATGATTATACCAAAAGGGACGTTTCAACATTGCGCAATTGTTTTTGATAAGAAAAACAGCCCAGGACAATTAAATCTTTATAGAAATGGAAAAATTTCTTCACAATCATCATATGGAAATTTTGGACAAATTAATTTTATTACATCACCAATGACGTTAGGAAGTGGAACATCAATATCAACTACTTCATATAGCTTTGTTCCAGGCACAACTTTGTCTGGATCTATTGATGAATTGAGATTTTGGCATAAAGCTAAATCTCAAAGCGACGTCTATTCTCAACAATTTAATAATGTTTTTTCAGAAGAAGATTTGAAGTTATACTATAGATTTAATGAGCCTAGCGGAACATTTTCAAAAGATGGATCTAATTTGGTTCTTGATCATAGCGGAAACGGTCTTCATTCAAGAATAAATAATTTTTCTTTAACTTTTAGAAATAATATTGTTGGACAACCTCCGCTTCTTTCAGAAGATTCTGAATTTTCACCCGTTTTATTTCCATCATACAATGATGTTTCTAGCTTTAGTCAATTATTAATTACGTCTGCAAGTGAATATGATTACAATAATCCAAATCTTGTAACAAAATTAATTCCTCCTCATTACTTTCAAGAAGCACAATTTAGTGAGGGCTTTGAGAACGAAGAAGGCGATATTGGAGATACAATTTCTGTAAAGTCAGATCAGCCCGGAGGCGGAAAAATAGGTCAAGCGCAAATAATATCATCACTTTTGTACACAATGTCTGATACATTTGATGAAATAAAAATGCTTATTGACGAATTTAGAAGATTATTGAAAGTTGATTATGTAACAAATGAAACAATATCAGATCAGCTTTTGCCATGGCTATCAAATTATTATGGGATAAAATTGCCAGATTTATTTTCATCATCAAATTTGTCACAATTTAAAGATGGACAAAAAATAACTCTTGACAGAAGAGGAACTACAAGCTTACAAACAATACAAAATTCATTGTGGAGAAGAGTTTTTGCAGATTTGCCAAAAACATTTGCAACAAGAGGTACAAGAGAATCACTTAATTCTGCACTTAGAAATTTTGGAATAAATTCTAATGGACCTGTAAGAATTAGAGAATTGGGAGGTTCAAAATCTTTTTCATTGGGCGATTCATTTGTTAGACGAAATGAAACTGCAGCAATGTTAGATTTTAGCGGAAGCGTAAACACACCCACAACCACAGATTCAATGGGATTTTATACAAATTTACCACACATTAAAAGTTCATATTTGTCGGGATCAAGAATAGAGCCAGGAGAACCAAAAATTCGGGGTTCGTTTGTTAACGGAATCTCTAATAATATTTCAGATGGTCTTTTTACATCGGGATCTTGGACATATGAAGGAACATATAAATTTTCAAAAAATACAAAACATGCATCACCCCAAAGCCTTGTTAGAGTAATAACCACGGGATCTGTTGTTACATCGGGTGGACTTTTTTACAATCTTTTGGCATTTCCTGAAGATTTACTTACAGCAGCTACAGGAAGTTTAAAACTTTATGGATCTGTTTCTACAGGATCTAACTCGCCTACTATAGTTCTTAATTTAACTGGCGTGAATATTTTTGATGGTAACAAATGGAATATTTCATTTGGTAGAGAAAGAAATGATTTAATTGATTCGTATATTTCTTCTTCTTATTTTATTAGAGCCGGAAAATTTACACCTGGTGGATTAGAAGAATTTATAACGACATCATCGTATTTTTCTGAAGCTGGAAATGGGGGAGTTTTAAATAATTTCTTACAAAATAGAGATGCATCATATAACGCAAGCGGATCATTTCTTGCAATCGGTAGACAAATAATCGATACATCAGCAGCAGTATTTTTAAATACGTCATCTATCGACAGTGAATCAAGATCCACATATTTCTCAGGAAAAGTTTCAGGAATTAGATTTTGGTCAAAGGGCCTTACAGAAAAAGAAACAAAAGTACATGTAAAAAACTTTAAATCACTCGGAGTTGAAAATCCCGATTATAATTTTAATTTTGTTTCAAATATTTCGGGGTCATTTGAAAAAGTAAGATTTGATGTATCAATTGATCAAACAGTTACAATGTCTAACTCATCGGGAGATATCACACTATTTGATTATTCTCAAAATCAAAGAACATTTTCAGGTTCAGGATTTCAAGCAAGCACACAAATAATCAAACCTGAAAGATTTGATTTTGATGTTTTGTCATCAGATTTTAAGTCTGGAGAAAATCCAAATAAAATAAGAATAAGAAGCTTTTTAGATCAAAAAAATATAGATACATACGAAACTGCCAAAGCACCATTGCATAGGCTTCCCCAAGATGAAGTGCCAAAAGATGACAAAAGAATTCAGATAGAAATTTCTGCAACTCAGGCTTTAAATGAAGACATTATGAATATTTTTGCAACATTAGATTATTTAGATAATGCTATTGGAAGTCCAGAATTAGTTTTTGCTCAAGATTATCCTTCTTTGAGACATCTTAGAAGAGTTTATTTTAGTAGATTATCAGAAAAACTTAATTTGACTACATTTTTTCAATTTTTTAAATGGTTCGATGAATCACTAGGAGATTATTTAGATCAACTTTTACCAAGCGACAGTAAATTTTTAGGAACGAGCTACGTAATAGAACCACATGCTCTTGAAAGATCTAAATTCATTTACAACTATTATGATATGTATTTGGGAGAAACAAATAGAGGTGGAAAACCAATGTTATATCTTCAGCAAATTGAAGGAACATTAAGGAAAATTTAATGATAGATCATATTACAGCTCGTAATGAATCACAAACTTACTATACAGCTTCACAATCATACCTTCGAGGTGTTGAAATTGTCACTGTGGGACAACTTTTAAATTCAACACAAGTAATGATTAGAGGAAATATAAGTTTAGAAACTTCATTAGACAATGTTGGATTGGGTTATCAGAATGTAAATGGTGCATTTCGTTTTTTTGATGATACACATTCACCTCAAAATTTTGGAAATTTAGTAGTCAATAAAGTTGATGTATACACTCCTGGTAGAGAAGCAGGTCCTACAGGACAAAATACATATGTAACATTTTTAAGAAGCGGATCACAAGTTCCCGTTCCTGATGGATCTTCTAGAGCATCTGCAAATTTAATGTCAAAAGGACGATTAAATTATTTCGTAAGTCATCAAATTGAACAAAGAGATTTGGGACAATCTAGCGTGTACGACGATAATTCACCTTTTCATGAACCCGACCCTATAACAAAAAATCCTTCTCTTTTGCTCGAGAAAGAGCCAGAAAACATTATTTTTCCTACATCTCTTGTTTTGGCAGGAACTCCATCATCATACGATGGTGTAATTGAAGCGATGACAATTAGATCTCTTGTAGATCACACATCAATAGATCTTCCATATGTTATAAAAGGAATAAATGGTTCTCTTTCTATTACGGATGACAAAAGAAGATCATATATTGTTGATGATTTTTATGATAAAAGACAAATTGGAAATTCTTTGGGGACTTCACCATTTTTAGATTATGTTTCAAGTTTTGGATCTGTAGATCAACCTGGATCATTTTCTGATGAACAAGAAAAATTATCTCCATTTATTGATACATCTTGTATTGAAAGCGCATATACAGTAGGGATTGTAGATAACGAAATAAGATACATGTTTATGTCTGGAATCATATCATCATCCCAAACATACTTGCCACCTGATCTTAATTTTTTTCCTACTTATTTAGTTGCTGCAGGTCACGGATTTATATTTTCACAAAATGATAATTTTAGATATGATTCTATAGCCTTTGGAGGCTTGAAAAGATAATGACAAAAATTTATTTAACAGGATCAGGTGCATCATCAGGTTATCATACAGGTAGCGGTTTTTTATCACTTCCACCAAGAATTGTTATCAGAGACAATGATTCTCGTCTTGGTTCGTATCCCACAATTTCTAGAACTGGAGATCAAAATTTTTCAGGAATATTTGACTCTAACTTCGACGACACAAAAACAATATTATTTGTCGGAAGTGATCTTGTTTACCCAAAAGTATTGCCTGCGAATAATTTATGGATAAGTAGTAGCGTATCAACACCAAATTTGCTAAATGGAATAATAGCACCGGGAACATCATCGTCAGGAATATCTGATAATTTTGTATTTTTTTCATCGTCATCTCAAAATTTGTCACCATTTGATGAAAGTAGAATCTATATTGACAAAAGCATTGAATTTTATCAAACTGGGACAGATGAAAGTATTTTACAAGGATTTTCTGCCCCCTTGTCATCAAAAACTCAAATAGTGATAGACACAAATCCGATAACACCTACAGATTTTTATTTTTCTACAGGCACAGCACCCAATGCAACAGGATTATCTCAAGGCGTAAATACAAGCATGGGATATTTTAGTTGGACATCAAAAAAATGGGAAATTATTGGAAATCTTACATCTGGAAGCAATATTGACATTTTGAATAGCAATTCGACGATTAGACATAATGGTCTTTTACCGTTTGTTCC